GGCTGAACTACTGTTAGGCGTTAATATCGATCACATTGCCACCCTGCGTAACGCGCGTGGCACGGCATACCCGGATCCGGTCCAGGCGGCGTTTATTGCCGAGCAGGCGGGGGCGGACGGTATTACGATCCATCTGCGTGAGGATCGCCGCCACATTACTGACCGCGACGTGAAGGTGTTGCGCCAGACGCTCGACACGCGCATGAATCTGGAGATGGCGGTCACCGAAGAGATGCTGGCTATCGCCTGCGAGACTAAACCTCACTTCTGCTGCCTGGTACCGGAGAAGCGCCAGGAGGTTACCACCGAAGGCGGACTGGACGTGGCCGGGCAGCGGGATAAGATGCGCGACGCCTGCACGCGGCTGGCGGATGCCGGGATCCTGGTGTCGCTATTTATCGATGCCGATCGCGAGCAGATCAAAGCCGCCGCAGAGGTAGGTGCACCCTACATCGAAATTCACACCGGCTGTTATGCGGACGCAGAAGACGACGCCACCCAGGCCAAAGAGCTGGAGCGCATCGCCAACGCCGCCACCTATGCGGCAAGCCTCGGCCTGAAGGTCAACGCTGGCCACGGTCTGACCTACCACAACGTGAAGCCTATCGCCCGGATCCCCGAGATGCACGAGCTGAACATCGGCCACGCCATTATTGGCCGGGCGGTAATGAGCGGCCTGAAAGAGGCGGTAGCCGAGATGAAGCGCCTGATGCTGGAAGCGCGCGCCTGATGGCTATTCTGGGCTTAGGCACCGACATCGTGGAGATCGACCGCATTGAAGCGGTCATCTCCCGCTCCGGTGAACGGCTGGCAAAGCGGGTACTGAGCGCTAACGAGTGGGAAATCTACCAGGCGCACCAGCAGCCGGTGCGCTTTCTTGCCAAGCGCTTTGCGGTGAAAGAGGCGGCGGCGAAAGCGTTCGGGACCGGGATCCGCAACGGCCTGGCGTTCAACCAGTTTGAAGTGTTTAACGACGAGTTAGGCAAGCCGCGTCTGCGCCTGTGGGGCGAAGCGCTGAAGCTGGCAGAGCGGCTGGGCGTGGCCCATATGCACGTCACCCTGGCGGACGAACGCCGTTACGCCTGCGCGACGGTGATTATCGAGAGTTAGTTAGATCTTATCCGCGTGGTGCAGCAGGACAAACTTGTCCCACAGTTGCTCCTGGCTCTCACTGCGCGCCGGATCCTTGAGAATGGTATTGGGGATAGGGCAGACCTTCTGACACGTCGGCGTCTCGTAGTGGCCGACGCACTCCGTACAGCGATCGCTGTTAATCTCATAAACGCTCTCACCCATCGAGATGGCCTCGTTCGGACACTCGGGTTCGCACATATCGCAGTTTATGCATTTTTTGGTGATCAGCAACGCCATCGGAAAATCTCAGAAGCTACACAAGCAGGGCGGGTATTATACGCCCGATTTTTGCTCAGACCAGTTTTTTCACCGGGGTGTTTGCCGTGCCGATTGCCGTCACGTTTCTGTCTCTTTCAGACAGTAATAGCTTTTTTTGCCCGGCGGCGATGAATAAAAACAGGTAAAGATGCATCTCCTGATAACGTTTAAAACCAGGGCTAGAATGATGCGCGATATACAACAGATTTTAGAACGCTGGGGTGGGTGGGCCGCCCAGCATAATACGGCGGTAAATTGGTCACCCATTGCGGCAGGGTTTAAAGGGCTGATCGGCACTTCTGCATCCTCTCGCCCCTCATGCTGTGATGATGACGGGTTGATAATCGATGGCTGCATAAGTCGTCTGCAGCAGATACGCAAATCTGAAGAGCTGAATGCCATCATGCTTTATTACGTTCACGGGCTATCAAAACGTGAAATTGGGCGCAGAGTCAAAACCTCGGAGCGCGAGATAAGGCGCGTGATAGAGACCGCGGAAGGCTTTATCGAGGGGTGCCTCTGTATGCTTGGCGTCTCACTGCAAATGGACGCTGAGGTCACTAAACAGCCGGATGAAGAAAGTGCTCATGCGGGCCGCAAAAAGTGTGTCAGACTAGTATGAGTTGATTTTACAACCCCAATCAAAAGCCCCGAACTCTCGGGGCTTTTTTTATGCCCGTCACCGTTTGATGGAGGCCTTTCCCTTGAGCAATAACACCAGTACAGAAGCGGGCTGGTTAACACCCACTAACTGCGATCCGGATTACGATGAGACGCTTGATGCGCTACTAGGCCAGTGGATAAGCAGCGTCTCCGGCCTGCCAGCGGACAGCGTATGCCCCCGGTGGGGAAGTGACCCACCCTTAACGCCGTCTGTGGGAACAACGTGGTGTGCATTCGGTATCACGGGATGGGCCAGTGATGGCAGTCCAGCCTTTACTAACCAAACAGAAGAAGAGGTGCAGTTCTGGCGTCATGAAACCTTTGAGTGTACGGCATCGTTTTATGGTCCAGCAGGTATGACATTTGCCGCCCGTTTTCGCGACGGTATTGCGGTCCCACAGAATAACAGCGGGCTGAATACGCTGGGTTTTTCGCTGATCGATTATGTCTGCCTGACGCCCTGTCAGGAGCTTATCGAACAAACGTGGGTTCGCCGCTATGACATGACAACGCAGCTGCGTCGCAAAATTGCGCGCGAATACGCTATTCAATCGCTGGTGGCAGCACCAGTCACCCTTTCTGGAGAATAAATCATGACCCAGGGCTTACCCCTTTCCAGTGTTGTAAACGTAGATGTAGTCATGTCGTCAACGGCGGCGACCGGCCGTAACTTTGGCTCACTGCTGATCCTCGGCTCCTCTACAACAATCTCTGCAGCAGAGCGCATCCGTCTTTATGTCTCGATCGCCAATATTGGCGATGATTTCGGCGTTGATAGCCCGGAATACGCAGCGGCGCTGGTTTACTTCAGCCAGTCGCCTCAACCGGAAGAGGTCTATCTTGGCCGCTGGGCGAAGACCGCTGACGCGGGCGAAGAGGAGACGGAAACTATTCTCGACGCCGTTAATGCCTGCCTGAACTATTCTGACTGGTATGGACTGATTGTCGCCGATGAGGTGATCAGCGGCAGCGATGTGCTTGACGCAGATGATGTTGTTAGCGTTGCCGCGATTATTGAGGCTGCCACGCCGAGCCGAATTTTTGGTGTCACCTCTGGCGATGCCGGGATTATCAGCACAACGGTAATGACCGATGTCGCCTCGCGGCTTAAGTCTGGCCGCTATGGACGCACGTTTTTACAGTACTCCACCAGTAGCCCCTATGCCGCAGCTTCCGCCTTTGGCCGGGCCTTTACCGTCAACTTCAACGCCAGCAATACCACTATTACCCTGAAGTTTAAGCAGGAGCCGACGGTGACCTACGAGACGTTGAATATCGCTCAGGCGTCGGCAGTGGATGCAAAAAACGCTAACGTCTTTGTCTACTATGCCAACGATACGGCCATTCTTCAGCAGGGCGTCATGGCAAACGGCGATTTTTTCGACGAACGCCATGGGCTCGACTGGCTGCAAAATTACGTGCAGACCAACCTTTATAACCTGCTTTACACCAGCCCCAGCAAAATTCCCCAGACCGATGCTGGCGTCACGCGCCTGCTCGCTGGCGTAGAGCAGTCGATGGATCAGTCAGTCAACAACGGTCTGGTTGCGCCTGGCGTCTGGAATGGGGGAGCGATAGGTCAACTCTCTTCCGGCGATACGCTAACCAAAGGTTATTACGTCTATGCGCAGCCGCTTTCTGCTCAGGCTCAGGCAGATCGGGAGGCGCGTAAATCTCCGCTGATTCAGGTGGCCTGCAAGCTGGCAGGCGCTATTCATTACGCAGATGTTCAAATCAACGTCGTTCGCTAAGGAGCAACCAGATGGCAACCTACTCTTTTCTTGACGTCACCGCGACGCTTACCGGACCGACGGGCATTATCGATTTCGGTCAGGGATCGGCTAATGCTTCGGAGGGGATCACCCAGACCACCGGTGGCAGCATGAATACGATGACCGTAGGGGCTGATGGGGAAGTGATGCACAGCCTACACGCGGATAAATCCGGCACTATTACGGTATCACTGCTTAAAACCTCCCCAGTAAATAAAAGATTATCACTGGCCTATAACGCGCAGATTTTGTCGGCCGCGACCTGGGGAAATAACGTAATTGTGATCCGCAACACGGCCTCTGGCGACATCCTGACGGCGCGTGGGTGCGCGTTTCAGAAGCATCCCGACTTTAACAATGCAGCCGACGGCGGAACGGTAGATTGGGTATTTGACTGCGGAAAAATCGACCGCCTGCTCGGGGAGTTTTAAGCATGGAGTTTGCTATTGATGGCGTGACGTACCGTATCGCAAAGCTCAACGTATTCGAGCAGCTGAAGGTCGCCCGCAAAATGCTGCCGGTGCTGGCCAGCCTGGTCGCTGATTTCCGCGCGCTTCAGGAGAGGATAGGCAATAACGACAGCGAAGGGGCGATAGCGACCGTCCTGCCAGGGATTGCCACTGCGGTAGCAAGCCTAAACGATGAGGATGTTAACGCGATCCTTTTTCCCTGCCTTTCAGTGGTCTCCCGGCAACATATGAAGGGCTGGGTGCCTGTTTTCCAGCACGGCGAAATCGCCTTCGACGATATTGAACTGCTGACGCTGTTGCAGCTGGTGGCGCGGGTGGTCGCCGACTCGTTGGGAAATTTTTTGCAAGGACTCCCTACCGGCGAGACGCCAGCCCAGCCGGTAGCGTAGCGTTAAACACGCTGCCAGGCGGAGAGGATTTTATTCTGCGCCCGGCCCTCGCCTTTCAGATCTATCAGCGGGATCTCGATAGCGGCGCGGTCGATCTCTGCCGCATCGCCTTACTGAACGACTATCTCGATATGCGCGAGGATAACGACGTCAGAGTAGATAAGTGGAGGGCAGCCAATGAGCATTAGCACAGATGCAGTTAACGATTTTCTTCGCTCGCTGGGTTTCGATATCGATCAAATAGATGCCGATACGCTTACGCTACTGTTTGAACGGATTGTAGCGGTCTTGCCAGCAGTCAGTAGTGTATCTCAACGTAGCGCCTCTTTTGTCCCGCAGGTTGCAAAGCATCTGGAGAGTGCTGGCAGGGTAGTGCAGCGTGTCTGTGAGACAATAACGCCCATGCTTGTGGCGGCAGGAGAGGTCTATGACGTTTATAGAGTAGTAGAGAGTAACAGCCTGTCCGACAGGGTAAATACCTCTGCTGAGCGTAGTCGAAGCACGCCTGTAAGAATATTGCGTGAAGGGATACGGAGGGGGTGCTCAGACAGTAATCCACATGTTGTAAACCGTGAACCAGTAACCACGACACAGGCTAAAAAAGCGAGCGCGCCTGTTCAGCATAGTAAAACCCCGCTGCGACCACCTTCCGCCGCCCGACCCGGTGGCAAGGCACCTGAGTGGATCGCAGCGAGCGTTCACTCGCTACAGCGTCTCTACCAGCCTGCTGTCTGGCTGTTGCAAAGCCAGATGGTCACTCAGCGAGAAGGTGAACGGTTAATTCTATGCGATGCCAGCGCGGAGGCGATATCCCAGCTCTTGAATATCGCCGTGCAGAACATTGCGCTGCGTGGCGGCACTCTCTCTGTGCTTAATCGTTCCGTCTACAGCGCCGCTAGCCATCTCAACCTTAACCAGCAGCGATCCCGGAACGTCAGGAACACCACATCCGTTCAGCAGCAGAACACCTATAACATTTACGGCAGCCAGGCCCTTGAGATCGCCTCTGAGGTAGAGCTGCGTCAGCACTCAGCCAATGCACGGATAATGCGTGCCAACCAGAACGGGGTAGGGTAATGGATATTCTCTCAACGCTGTTTCAGCAGTCAACCCGCAGCCTGGCGGGCTTTATTATCCCCAGCGTGGTTATTTCGGAGAAGCACACCGATAAGCTGACCATTACCGAGCATCCCGTTGAGGTAGGTGCACCGGTCGCCGATCACGCCTACATGCTGCCAGCGGAGGTGGTCATGGAGGTGGGGTTTGCGGGCGGCGGTGCACTGCTCGATTTCGCCGCCGATCTCACCGCAACAAACCTGCTCAGTCTCTCGCCGAAAGAGGTTTATCAGCAGCTACGGAATCTCCAGAAGAACTTCACTCTCTTTAACGTCGTCACCGGGAAACGCATTTATAAGGATATGCTGCTTAAAGGAATAGAGGTGAATACGAGCGTCGATACTGAAAATGTGCTCTCTGCCACTCTGACCCTGCGTCAGATCGTATTCTCGCGAACGAAGCCTATCGTCGTGGCAGATAAAGCGGAGATGACCGAGGGAGTTAGCACCTCACCGGTCATCAATGCCGGAACCAAAAACCTGAAGCCAGCGGATAAGGCGTTAAAAAACCCAGGGAGGATCCAATGAGCGTATCTGAAATTCCGCTTAGCCCCGATAACCAGACGTTCAGCATTGATATTGCCGGAAAGAGCTGGTGGATAAGCCTTATCTGGCGCGATCTCTGGTGGGTGATGAACCTTGCCGATAGTCGCGGCAACGCCGTGATCTCCGGTATCCCGCTGGTAACGGGGGCGGATCTGCTGGCGCAGCACGCCTGGCTCGAACTCAACTTTGCGCTGCGGGTGGCGTGTGATGACAGTGCCCAGGTCTATCCAACAAAAACGGATCTTGGTATCCGCTCTCATCTTTATGTGATTACGGAGTAATGCAATGACAGTTAACTGGATGCGTCACTTTGAGCTGCAGCTCACGGACGACAGCGGCACGGGCATTACCCTGAGCAACCTCAGGGTGGTGTTCAACATCGACTGCTTTAACATCAGCAGCCAGACCTCGGTGGGCACATTCAAAATCTACAACCTCGCTGACGACACGGCGCAGAAGATAGTCGGCCAGGGGCTGACCCGCATCCGGGTGCTGGCCGGGTATGACGGGCTGGCGGAGAGGGGCGGCAGCAACCACGGCCTGATATATACCGGCGACATCCGCTACGCCTCGGTGGGCAGGGAGAGCGCGGTGGACACTTACGTACTGATACAGGCGGGGGATGCGGACCTGGCGTTTTCAAATGCGGTGACCGTGCACACCCTGGCGGCAGGCTATACCGTGGCGGACATGAACCGTGTCCTGATGCAGGACTTTGCCCGCTACGGGGTGACGGAGGGGCGGACCCCGGCGATGCCGGCGAAGGTGTATCCGCGCGGACGGGTGCTGTTCGGCAAGACCCGGTGGCTGATGGATGAGGTGGCCCGGCAGTGCAACGCCAGCTGGATGTTTGTTGACGGACAGCGGGTGATGCTGGCGAAGGGGGAGTACATGCACGAGGCGGTGGAGCTGAACAGCGAAACCGGGCTGGTGGGCACCCCGACGCAGACCATCGGCAAGGGGCTGAACGTGCGGTGTCTGATAAACCCGAAAATCCGCACAAACGGCCTTATAAGCCTTACACAGGGTGAGGTTATCATCAACCAGCAGTCGATGCCGGATGCGGAAGTTGCGAAGGGCGGCGGACGCAGAGGTGAAAGTATCAAAGCCGGTAACAGGCAGGCGGCGCTGCCGGACCCGAAAGCGCGGCTCGCCAGCATCGCAACAGACGGAGTATACATCGTGCGCGGAATTAACTACCGGGGCGACACCCGGGGCCAGGAGTGGTACATGGATATGGTGTGCGAGGCCCGCGGGGCGAAAGATATTTCAAATGAGCAGTCTGAAGGGCAGGGTTAACAATGAAAAAATGGTTTTTTCTTCTGATTATTTTTTTTCTGCAGCAAGCTTTTCAGCTAACAAGGAAAAAATACTTCAATGCTCAGGGTATAAAGTGGAAATAATTGTGGGCTCTATGGTAAAAATTAATGGCGAACTGGTAACTTCTCAAGAAAATACTTTGCTCGGAAGTAGTGGTTTAAGGATTGAGATGACCCTGATGCCCGCCAGCGACGGCAATAATTATGGGTTCGAGTATGTCCACCGGCCAAATAGCGAAACGCGATTTCTCAACGTACAGCTCCTTCAGGCTGATATGGATGCACCGCCGATTATCGGGTCATTCCCCTGTAAGAAAATATCCGGGTAGAAATACATTCTGCACAAAGGGCCTTATTCGGCTTACGCAGGGTGAGGTTATCATCAACCAGCAGCCGCTGCCTGCTGCGGAAGTTGCGAAGGGCGGCGGACGCAGAGGTGAAAGTATCAAGAACGGTAACGGGCGGGCGACGCAGCCGGACCCGAAAGCGCGGCTCGCCAGCATTGCGACCGACGGGGTATATATCGTGCGCGGAATTAACTACCGGGGCGACACCCGGGGCCAGGAGTGGTACATGGATATGGTGTGCGAGGCCCGCGGGGCTGATGATTTATATAGCCAGACAACGGAAGTAAAAGGATAAGCCTATGAGTAAAGTCATCTTTCTGTTTACGGTCTTTCTTTCCTATAGTTCATCAGGTTATTGTTTTATTGTGAAATGTGGTGATTTTAAAATGGTTGCTGATGCCGGGCAGGTTTCAAAAATAAACGGTGAAAAAGTAACTTCTCAGAAAATAACAGAATTAGGTGATAATGGCTTAAGAGTTGAAATGACCCTGATGCCCGCCAGCGACGGCAATAATTACGGCTTTGAGTATGTTCACCGACCTGACAGCGAAACGCGATTCCTCAACGTACAGCTCCTTCAGGCTGATATGGATGCACCGCCGATTATCGGGTCATTCCCCTGTAAGAAACTATCCGGCTGACCACATGCTATCTGAGCAACCCATTACACACCACCCGCCATCCGGCGGGTTTTTATTTATGGAGCTTATTAATGATGCAAACCGATCAATCCCTTAGCGGTAGCCTGGCCGAAACGTTCCGGGCAGAGCTGAAGACATTAAATCAGGACCTGCAGGTGGCCCTGCCGGGCATTATTCAGGCCTTCGACCCTGAAAGCGTCACCGCCGTGGTGCAGCCTGCTCTCCGCTTTGTGAGTACCGGCGATGACGGCATTCAGAATACCTGTCTCTATCCGCAGCTCGTTGACGTTCCCGTCATCTTTCCTCGGGGAGGCGGCTGCACGCTGACGTTCCCGGTTAAAGAGGGCGACGAGTGCCTGGTCATATTTGCCGATCGCTGTACCGACTTCTGGTGGCAGAGCGGCGGTATTCAGGAGCCGTCAGACGAGCGTATGCACGATCTTTCCGATGCCTTTGCCCTTGTTGGCCCACGGTCGCAGACACAAAAGATCGACGCTATCAGCACCCGCTCCGTCGAGATACGCAGTGACGACGGTGCAACACGGCTTAGTCTGGATCCTGAAAGCGGCACCATTAACGGAACGGCTCCCGGCGGATTTAATCTCAACGGCCTGAAAATCCTTCCCGACGGCCGGCTCCAGCTGGTAGATGGCTCGGTTGTGGATAAACACAACCATGGCGGCGTTGAGAGTGGCGGCAGTAATACAGCACCCCTGGGAGGTTAAGATGCGCTACAGACGCGAAGACAGTAACGGCGATTACACCTTTGGCAGCGGCGACGAGGCCTGGCTGATTAATTCGCCGGAGACCGTGGCGCAGGCCGTACAGACCCGCTTTAACCTCTGGTACGGCGAGTGGTTTCTCGATACAACAGCGGGAACGCCATGGATGCAGTCCGTGCTTGGCAGGCAAAAACCGGAAACCTACGATCTGGCGATCCGTCAGCGCATCCTTGAAACGCGGGGCGTCAGGGCCATCCTCTCTTTTAATACCACAGTCAATACAACGACGCGTCGCGTCCACTTTTACGCTGAGATCGACACCCTCTACGGAACAATAACGCTCACTTCGGAGGCCTGATGGCTTTGAATCTCGACACGCTCGGCTTATCGGCAACGGTAACCGCTGAGGGGATCGCTGCGCCTGACTACCAGACCATCCTCACTACCCTGACCGGCTATTTTAAGCAAATTTACGGCAGCGATGCTTACCTGGAGCCAGACAGTAAAGACGGACAGATGGTAGCGCTGATGGCGCTGGCAATTCACGATGCCAACAATGCCGCTATCACCGTCTACAGCTGCTATTCGCCCGCAACAGCGTACGGCGCGGCACTGACCAGCAATGTAAAAATCAACGGCATCGCCCGTAAAGGCGCAACCCACTCTGTAGCCGATCTGCTGCTCACCGGAGTGGCCGGAACCGCCATCACTAACGGCTCGGTAAAGGACAACAATAATATTGTCTGGATGCTGCCCGTCAGCGTGGGGATCGGTATTGATGGCACAGTGACCGTAACGGCAACCTGCGCAAGCAGCGGCGCGGTTGCTGCACCCGCCGGAACGATAACCGGGATTAATACGCCGACGCGCGGCTGGACATCCGTCACTAATCCCGCTGCGGCCACCGTTGGTACCGCAGCGGAAACCGACGCGGAGCTTCGCACCAGGCAGAGCCAGAGCGTAGCGCTGCCGTCACTGACGCCTTTTGAGGCGGTCGATGGCGCGCTAGCCAACGTTGATGGCGTAACGCGGCATAAGCTGTACGAAAATGACACCGGTGCAACTGACATTAACGGACTGCCGCCGCACTCCATTTGTGGCATAGTCGATGGCGGTGACGCAACAGCCATTGCCGGTACGCTGCGGGGGAAAAAAGGGCAGGGTGTCAGCACCTACGGCTCGACGGCAGTCACCGTGACGGATCTCTACGATAACCCACATCTTATTTATTTCTCTCGCCCCGTTAATGTGCCGATTTTTGCCTCCGTCACGCTGCAGGTTTTTACCGGCTATACGTCACAGATCGGGGAGCAGATCAAACAGGCCATTGCGGACTATGTTAACGGCCAGTCAATCGGTGACGATATCCTCCTAAGCCGCATCTACTCCCCGGCAAACCTCGGCGTGGTCAGCGGGGGAAGCGCCCGTTATTACGACATTATCGAGCTACTCATCGGCACATCAACAGAGAGCATGGCCGCGGCAAATATCACTATCGCCTACGACGCGGCGGCCGTCTGTTCGGCAGACAACGTTCAGATTGTGGTGGC